ATAGTAGTTTTTGTCGTGTTTTATTTTGTATTTGTACTGGGTGTGCCGTCTGTGAAGATAGTACACCTTTTTTATTTGGGTGGTTGGCTTATCGGTTAGAGCTTCGTGTTGCGCAACCAATTGGTACGATTGAGAGGGGTTCGATTCCTCTACCACCCGCCAATCATTAATTTAATTTTTAATCTTATGGCAACAATCAGAGAAACGATTTTAAAAGTAAAGCCGGGCAAACAAAAGATTATCCCGCTATCAGAAGTTGATGTTACAGGCTACAGACAACAAGCCCATGTAATTAGCAAAGAATTGAGAGATAAAGGTGTTGTTGTTCCAGGCGGCAAGCCGGCATACACAATCTCTAAAAACAAGTACACCGGATCAATGTATATTATAAATAATATGCAGAAATAGTATCTAATCTTACACGATTATGGATAGAGTATTTACAGAGCTATCTGATAGAGAAAATGAAATTGCTCAATTGTATGGTGGTGGGTTAGAGGTGAAGGAGGTCGCTAATCTTCTTTTTCGTTCCTCTGCCACTATTAGAAATCACATGCAGAGCATATATGAAAAGCTACAGGTAAGAAACAGAAGTGAGTTATCCATTAAAATGATGGAAAGACTTAATCGTGTTAAGTTTACCTTAGACTTATCACCAATAGTTAGGGCTTCTATTTCCTGTTTTCTATTATGTGTATTCTCACTATCGCTTTACCACGAACAAAGCGAGATGAGAAGAGGAAGAGAAGCAAAGGTTGAACGAATTGAAAGAATAAGGAGGTCAGAATGAATGCAGAAACTAAGCTGAATACTCTCTATCGAATAGGTAGCAGAGTTTCTCTCAATAAAGAGCAAGCAAAAGAGTTTGTAGGCGGTCGTTACAGACTTGAAAAGCTGATAGCGGAGAAGAAAATACGGGCAAAAAAGACCGGAACCACGAAAATGTCTCCTTATGCTATCAATGCTTGTGATGTGCTTCTTTATGCTATTGATTCTAAAGAACAGAGAATATAAATTAACCCTTTAAATTTTACGATTATGAGTCTTATCAAAAAATCAAATGAATTAGTAATCCCTACCACAGTGAAAATGATGATCTACGGCCAGGCTGGTATGGGAAAATCAACTGTGGCATTGAGCGCACCGAAACCTTTGTTATTGGATTTCGATAATGGCGTTAAGCGTATGAATATGGTGCATTTGGAAAACATAGACACAGTACAGGTCACCTCTTGGAGTGATGTTCAACAGGTCTTGCAGGAGGATTTGTCGGCTTATCAGACCATTGTAGTTGATACTATCGGTAAGATGATGGATTTCATCATTACTTATAAATGTGGTAGCCGCCAACCGTCTATCAGGGATTGGAGTGGTATCAATGCTGAATTTTCTTGGATGACAAGAACACTCTCAAGTCTGAACAAGCATATTATTTTCGTTGCCCATCGGGACACAAGAAAAGAAGGTGATGATACGGTATTCATTCCTGCTTTACGTGAGAAATCCTACAACTCCATCGTTACTGAACTGGATTTGCTCGGTTATCTCGAAATGAAAAGCGAAAGAGGCGTGCAAAAACGTACTATTACTTTCGACCCAACTTCAAGAAATGACGGTAAGAATACCTGCAATCTTCCTTCAGTAATGGAGGTTCCTACCATTCTTGATAAGAATGGCAATCCGACTGCCAAAAACGACTTTATCACTACCAAGATAATCAATTCGTATTTGGGTATGCTTGTAGCCAAAAAAGCGGCACAGGAAAAGTATGATAAAGTTATTGAAGAAATAAAAGAACAGATCGAACTTATTACGGATGCGGAATCTGCCAATAATTTTATCGCGCAAATAGATAATTTTGAGCAC